TCACTTTCTACGTAAACACTTGTAGGTTGCTCGACTCCTATTGCATAACTTAATTGAATTGTTGCCCAGTCTGCTTTACCTGATGCTACAATATTTTTTGCAAGATAACGAGACATATATGCCGCTGATCTATCTACTTTTGATGGGTCCTTGCCAGAAAATGCTCCTCCACCATGTGGTGCACTTCCGCCATATGTATCAACAATAATCTTTCTACCTGTTAATCCTGAATCTCCGTCAGGTCCACCAACAACAAATCTACCTGTTGGGTTAATTAAATATTGTGTTTGTTCGTCTAAGAGTTCTTGGGGTAAAGTCTTTTGTATTACTTCTTGTATTTGTGCCCTCACAGTCTCTATATCGACCTGTTCTGAATGCTGAGTAGAACAAACTACTTTGTCTATACGTTTTACTGTGCTATCGTCATTGTATTCTACAGTGACTTGTGATTTAGAATCAGGGCCTAACCAAGGGATCATTCCTTGCTTTCTTATATATGAAAGCATTTCTACAATTCTATGTGAATAAAAAAGAGGAGCAGGCATAAAATTTTCTGTGTCTTTTGTCGCATAACCAAACATAATACCTTGGTCGCCGGCGCCAAAATTATCTGTACCTAATGCAATGTCAGGAGACTGTCCATGTAATAAGTTTTGAATTTCTAAGTTATTCCAATGGAAGCCTTCTTGTTCATATCCAATGTTTTTAACGACTCTACGAACAAGATAGTCAACATCTAAACTGTCAATTACCCCTTTATATTCTCCAGCAACTACTACTTTGTTTGTAGTTACTAGAGTTTCACATGCACATCGTAAACTAGGATCTTTATGTTGCATAAATGAATCAAGTATAGCATCACTAATTGCATCTGCAACTTTATCTGGGTGTCCTTCCGACACACTCTCACTTGTAAAATAATAACTCATATATTTCCTTTAGTATATTGTATACTAATATTTAATGCAAGTCAAGGGGCAGGTAGAAAAAGTTTTAACCAAGTAAGTCCCAACAATCACAGTTACAGTGAATAACTTGGTCAATTGCTGATTGAGCAGATTGTTTCGGAACAAACGGGTTATCAGGGCCGGAAGGTTCACCACCACCAGAATCTGTGCCACCACCTCCGCCTCCGCCACCAAATTGAGTATCAGTAGGATTATCTTCTGTGCCCTCTCCAGGTGTTCTAATTATTGTATCAGGAGGACCGACAGATATTATTGAACCTATTACTGGGTATTCAGTATCTGTGAATAACGGCGTGAAATCTCCGGGTGCTTCGCCTGCTGTAGGGATTAAAAAGAATCCGTCATCTACTACCCCGGGTGCTGTGATCGGAGGAGAACCAGGCGGTCCTATTTGTGGCCAGCTGGGATTAACCCATTGAATGTCATCGATAACAATACCTTCTTGTGCTCCAGGAACTGTTCCGTTTGTTATTAATGTTTGTATGGTTGAAGGACTAATAGTGTCCGGAATATTATTGTTGATCGGGATACCGCAGTTTGAAAGAGCCTTTTCATTTTTTTCTTGTCTTAATTGAGCCATTATGTTTTGCCCAACATTACAACCTCTGTCTACAATTAACTCTAATGTTGTTCTTGCCTGAAGACCTTTCAGAAAATCAGAATAATCTGGCATACTATCTACAAATGAAACTAAGTCTTGGTTGCTATAAGTAAAAGGGTCTCTAGGAATTTCTACTCGACCTATAGAATTATATCTACTACGTTGCTCAACTTTCATCTGTTTACCCATGATGTCCCATATCACATTTAATTCTCTTACAGCATCTGGAGATTGAGAAGAAATTTGAGAAATTTCTGAATTAGCACCATCAATATAATATTGAGGAACAGAAGAAAAACTATAACTAGATTGATAAGGTGAATTTGTTCCTCCTGTTGCAGGTCTCCAACTATAAGTGCCTATTGGGGGATATTCAGGCTCTGCAATTACATCTGTATTAGCAACTGGTGCGCCGTATCCCGGATTCGCATCTTGGTAATTAGGAAAAACACCATCTGGGTCTTCAAAACCCGGTGGAGGATCATTCGGTGCCGGTATTGGTGCGTATGGATCCGGGGATTCCCAATCCGCAGTTGGGATATTTGTAGCAAAATATACTGCACCACCGCCACTAACTTCGGCGCCTTTAACTCTTCCAAACGTTCCAGCACCGTTGCTACCTGTTTGTGCATCATTTCTACCTATACTTGATACTTCGATACTTGAACCCTCACTATTAAATGTTGTGTAGTTAATAGTAACTGCTGGATCCGGAGCACCGCCCCTACCATATCCGCCGCCGTCATTGGTTAATAAAGTATATTCTCCTTGACTTGGTTTAATTCTATACCCCGCGGCCCACAATGAAGGTTGCCATTGATTATGTGTATATGAGGGAGGATCAGTTTCTGGTGCAAGAATAAACCGAAAATCATTATAATTTGGTTCTGCGGGATCTGGTTGATAATCCGGATTAACAATATTTGCTACTGCATCTGTAGTTCTTGTACAAGTGTATTCTAATTTTAAAGACATTTCCATTGCTTCCCACGATACTGCTAAAAACAATTGTTGATAAATGGCTGCTAAATCGGAAGACCCGGCGGAGGCGGTAACATTCTGTATTTCTTTATCACCGGCTAAAAGATCATATAAGCCGCGCCAGTTGTATGGATTACCTGACATATTGCCAAAAAAGTCATCCATTCTATAATTGCCTTGCACATTTGATCCTAGTCCCATTTGTGCTTGAATTTCACTTACTAAATCTTCCTCTATCGGTTTTTGTAGTGAGGTACCTGATGCCTGTGTTCCATTTGCATCAGTAGTATCGTCTGACAATAATTCTAAAAATTGAATACAGTTGCCTAATTTACCTGGAGTAATTTGTTCAATATTACTAATTTGTAAGAAAGCATATCTTACTGCACCGGCTGCTACTCCGATAGCCTCAGGCAAAACTTCATTTGGAAACCCTAAATATGAATCATACCCTTCTGGAAGTTTTCTCGTACTAATACCATCAGTGTTGGCGTCAACATTCGTTGGTTGAGGTTGACCCGCAGTCACTAATGTACCGACAATGCTTCTTGTTTGATCAGATGTCAGTGACGGGTTCACACCTTTATCAACTGCTCTAATACTCAAATTATTAGGATAAATTAAATAATATGTTTTAGATCCGGTGGGAAGCCCGACTTGTGTATTATATAACGGTACTGTAAGAGTTGATCTAGTATTATAAAATAAATAATATGGGTCTAATAAATCTGCTAATGTACGTATTGTTAGTTCATCATTGAAAGCAGGGTTCAATTGATTGTTTAAAAAAAACCCATTTGTTGTTAGTGATGATGCACATATTCGTAAGTTTTCGCCGGCTATTGATAAAAATGCTGTATATATTTTACGTTCTTGTGATGCCGTACCGTGATCATTTTTTGTAGATAAAAGTTTAATTTCTTTTTCAGAAAGTCCGGCAGAGCCTAAGGCTAAATTTAGGTCTTTTGTTAATCCGCCTGCATCATATAATTGTTGTAATAAAGTTGAAGGGAAACCAAAACGATCTAGTCGTTTAAAGTCGAATATTTTCTGTAATCTTTGTAAATCCTTTGCAAGACCCTGTGTAAATAAAGTTACTCCAGTAACATCTCCAGTAATCAAATCATTCATATTACTGAATGAACCTTCTAAGAAAGTTTCTGCATTTTGTGCAGTAGAAATTGTTTTATTGTTGTACTGAATAAAACTATAGGCTTCATTAAATGAGCCTAAGAAATCTTCATATCTAGGAGATGGATTAGAATCTAATACTGCCCCTTCAAGTCCTTCTCTAGCATGCCAATTAAATTCGTTGTGTGCTTGTAAAGCATGACATCTAATCCAACCCCATTGAGTAATACTATTGTTAGGGTTTGACATATCATACGGAATCCATGTTGCTTGTTGACCGTAATCAGTATTACCTGTTACAGAATACCCTGCATTTGCTGGCCCTGGTAATGCACCTGATACCCCTGCTGATTCTCCGTAATCTACTGCCTTACATGTTGTAGGGTTTGTTGGATGATATGCCCATGATTCTGATGCATCTTCTGCTATATATGTAGGTGGTTTTGAGTTCCCTAATGCATAACAACTGCCGTTCCCACTAATAGAAATAAGATTATTATAAGTACTGCTCGGTACGACCCCTCTTAAATAACCGTCGTTAATAGCCCATACAAGCATCCTAAGCACAGTATTATTAACAAGTGCGCCGAATGTATACTGAGAATTTGATCTACTAATTCCCATAAAAAATTGAGCATTAGGATTGATGCGAATACATCTATTTTGTAAGATTCCGCCTAATACGTTTTGACCTAAAGGACTTTGTTTACCTGTATCTGCCATATATTATCCTACGGGACAAAGACTGTTTCTGCGCCTTCAACAATTTTATGTTTACAATCGTTGCCGGAACCTACTCTGAGTACTGGTTTCCCTTCACAAAAAACTGTAGGGCTACCTTCAGTTGTCTTTGCAGATTTATGAGGTTTTTTATTTGGTTTTGGATTATGGGGAGAAATTTCACTAACATGAAGACCTACAGGTTTTCCTTCTGCAAAGACAGTTTCTGAGCCTTTGAGAATTTTTCCACCTGTAGTGTTTTTATCTCCCTTTCGGCTTAATTTAGCCATGTACTTTTATCCTACTAATATTTTTTTCTCGGGTACAGTTACCCCAGTAGTAGCCTCTCTATATTTGTCTTTAACTTCATCCGCTGTAACTGCAACAAGAGAAACACTATTAGTATTTAGTCTTGGGTTTTCTGACATTGAAGCAGAAAAGACACTAGGCACTAATGCCATGCCAGTTTGACTAGGTGCAAGAGATACCGGATCTTCTAGTTCTAAAAAACCGTCGCCGATTTGTACTACTTTTGATACGATTTCTTCTCCACTAAAGATTTTTAGTGTATATACTTTTCCTATTTCAATCATTGATATTGCTTTATTTTCCATTACGACTCCAGTTTTTGTTTAAGTTCAGTAAATCCACCAACATAATCTTCATCTAAAAAGATTTGCGGGGCAGTACGTGCGTTTGGTACTACTGCTAGTAAGTCTTCTAAAGTATATCCGTGTCCAATTTTCTTTTCTTCAAACTCAACACCGTTTGATTCTAATAATTTTTTTGCTTGGTCACAATAAGTGCAATTATCTTTGCTCCATACAATGGCTTTCATTCTTTCTCCTAGTTAAATGTTATATGTGTATTTAATATGTTTTTAGCAGTCAAATAAATTTTATGCTAATTCAGGCAACTCGTCATAGTCAAGTGATTCTGACATTACACCGATTACATAATTAGTTGATTCATTTTCTTGTAGTGCAGTTTGTTTTTTGCTAGTATCACTGTGCTTATTAAACCAAGGAATAGGACTTGCTTTTGGAGCAGGATTCATATACTTGATGTTAATTGCTTTTAGTGATTCTAATGCTGTATAGTCTACAAAGTCTTTTAGAATATTTGCATTAAGACCAATTACTGGGCCCTTTTGAAATAAGTAATCTGCCCATTCTTTTTCTTCTCTAATGACATCCATATACATATCGTATACTTCTTTCTCACATTCTTTCGCCGCTTTTGCAAATCTTGGGTCTTCTTTAACAACTTGTTTAATAATCCAACCTGTCCAACCTTTGTGAAGTAGTTCATCTTGTAAGATTAATGAAATGATATTGCCGTTACCCATAAAGATTCTATTTTCTACCATTGCTAATGATGTAGCAAATGATACCATAAATCGTAATGCTTCTAAGGCATAACTTGCATGTAGAGCCATCCAAATTGCTTTGATATGTTTTTCTTCATCGATCTTTTTGCCCATTTCTTTTTGACAGTTGATTTCATGTAAGCCATCATAGTGATCACAAACTGAAGATGCCATATCTGCAATTTCTTTTGTGTCATGGATAGTATCAAAGATATCTTTAGGCACATTATAAATGTTTCTAATAATATGACTGTAAGAACGTGAATGTATGTTAGTCTCAAAGAATGACCAGTTATACATTAATGCTTCTAGTTCAGGCAAACTTACAACAGGAGTAAAGACTTGTACAGGGCCTCTGCCTTGTAGACTATCTAATGCTGTTTGTCTTAATAAGTTAGCAGTAAAGATGTGTTTAACTGCATCACTAGCATTTTTAAAATCTCCTGCATCTTTAGTCAGACTAATTTCTTCTGGTACCCAAAAAAAGCCTCTTGCAGTTTCTTCAAAGTTTGCTATTTGATCATACTTGACTTCTTCAAAACGTTGTATAGTAACTGGCCCTGCCGGATCCAAAAACATTTTGTTGTCTAAGTATGTTGTTTGTTTTGTTAAATCGTATTGTTCTTTGCTCATTGTTAACCCTTATAATTTACATGCTTCGCAATCATCGTCTTCAAACTCTGGTTCTGTTATGTATTGTTTTGCTATTTCTTGTAGTTGTTCGTCGGATCTTTTGACTCCCGCTTTATTTATTAAAGAATAATAAAAAGTCTTAAGTCCCCATTGATGTGCCTGCATTAAGTTTTTTGCAATTAATGTAGTAGGAACTTTCTGATCTTTAAAATGTGCTGGATTGTAGAATGTATTCGTTGATATACTCTGATCTACATACGCCGCTAGTACTGCCGCAGTCTTAAGATATGCATCACAGTCTTGTTGTTCCCACATTAACTGATAAGAGTTTCTTACACGTTTAATGTGATAGTCTGGTACTACTTGTGTCAATGACCCTGCTTTACTTTCTTTAACAGAGATTAAACTCATTGGCATTTCAATACCGTTTGTTGAATTGATTACTACACTAGATGATTCTACAGGAGCAATCGCCATTAGAGTCGCATTTCTAACACCATGCTCTTTCATATCTTTGCGTAATGTTTCCCAATCACATTCTGGTTTAAAGTTTGCTAGTTTGTTAACACCTTTTGCTCTACGTTCCCAAGGGAACTTGCCTTTACCATACCATGTCTTATCACTATCTAAACACTTGCCTCTTTCTTTAGCCATTTCTACTGTTGCTTCTGTTAAGAAGAATGCTTGATGTTCCATCCATGCTTTAACATCTTGTAGTGCATCTTTGTCTCCATAGATGTAATCTCGTTTTGCATGCCAGTATGCTAAGTTAGTAACACCGATACCCAAAGGTTGTATTTCGTCATTACTTAATTGACTTTGAATTGATAAGAAATCTTGGTAATCTAAGATGTTGCATAGACTTCTCTGAAGTATACGACATGCTCTACGCATGTCCTCAGGGTGTCTGAATGCTCCCCAGTTGATCGATCCAAGTGTACAGAGAGCAATACGTCCCTTATCATCATCTAAACGTTTAAAAGGCTTTGTAGGCAATAATATCTCACAACATAAGTTGCTTTGATAGATTGGATGCTCTGTAGTATCGAACGGTCCTTGATTAGATACATTGTCAACATAGACTAAGTAAATTCTACCTGTGTCTGTTCTTTCTTTTAAGATACCAGACTTGAATACTTCTTCTGCTGACATTACCTTTTTACGCAGGCTACGGGACCTTTCGTATTTGACGTAGAGTTCTTCAAATTTAGCAGTATCTGAATAAAATGCTTCATACAGATCAGGCACTTCATTTGGATCAAAGAATGTAATGTTTCCTTTGTCTTTGAATCGTTTCCAAAAGAATGCATTTAGACATACACCATAGTCCATATGTCTAACTCTAGTTTCATCTGTTCCTTGATTGTTCTTAAGTACTATTAAGTCATCAAATTGATGATGCCATATAGGATAAAATACTGTAGCACTAGCATTACGAATACCACCTTGGGAGCAAGAACGTAAGTCTCCGAACCACTTCTTTAAGAAGGGTATCATGCCCGTATGCATGATCTCTCCGCCTCTTATAGGAGCTCCTAGGGGTCTTAAACGACCTATTTCAAGACCAATGCCTGCACGTTTACTTGCATACTTTGCCATCATTTCACCTGATGCAAAGATGCTATCCAAATCATCATCACTCTTAATAAGAACACAAGAACTAAACTGTTTAGTCGGTGTTCCTAATCCGGCAAGTACTGGAGTTGCAAGAGTGAATAGACCTTCACTAGCACAATTATAATATTCTTTGATATATTTCATTCTTGCAGATTCAGGTTCTTCTTTATGAAATACTGTTGCGGCCGCAATCATGTATCTTACTTGAGGTGTTTCATAAATTTGTCCTGTTGATCTATTTCTAACAAGATACTTACCAATCATTTGCTCTACAGCGGCATAAGATGCGTTTTCATCTTTTTCATGGTTGATGATCTTTTCCATCTTGTTCCAATCGTCTTCTGAATACCATTCAAGTAAATCTGGAGTATAAAGTCCGGCTTTTACATTTGTTTTTACAATTTCATATAGATGCGGAGGATTATAACAACCATATACATCTTTACGTAACATTGATAAACGTTGTTTACCCGCTACGAATTGATAATTAGTGTGTCCTGTTTCTGGTGCTTGTTCTTCATCGATAAGATCAACGATAGCACGTAGAGTAAGTTCATCGATTTCTCTGGTAGTAATACCATCGAAAAAATGTGGTTGTGATGTGATCTCAATCATTGATTGTGATACATCAGATACTCCTTCACATACTTTTGCTACTTGGGCTTGCCACTTTTCTAGTTGTAGTCCTACTACCTTTCCTGATCTTTTAATGACTTGTATATTCATTCTTTACCTAATTTATTTTGTTATATAACGTCTGGATGTCAATCTTTTTGACGTTTCTGAAATCTGACAGCACAGTATTTAATACCGAGTCTGGCCAGTAATTCAACACATACTTTGCGTTGTCTACTAGGACTAATACAACTTCTGTATCATTATAATCTATTGCTGATACTAAGTCAATATCTTTTATACCCAATATTGCCAAAGTATATATATGTCCTAAAGCACGTGCGTAGAAGCAATATTGATTGTCTTGTAAAAGTTGCCATGGATTGGGCCAATCTTTTATGTCATGTGGGTGTAGATAATAATTGTTTAATGGACATTGTTGCCAAAACTTGTCTATTTCAATGCATTGTTCTTCTAAATTTAATTCACTGATACGTTGTCTTAACATGTACCATTCTGCCATTCTGGTGTCAAAACTCATTGTAAAAGTATTCATATATATACTTATCTGATCTTAATTTAGTGAATTAATTATCCGTATGTGGAAAGAGAGTCTTTCGACTCTCTTTACATGTTAAGTATGACTTAACGATTCTAAGGTAGTTAGAATTAGTTTTTACCTACAAGTACTTCGACTACGCCGTCTAGGCCATCATTAAACGATGAGATTGCTTTACCGATAATAGTACCTGGCTTGATGTTATCAGGATCGCCCTTACATCCATATCCTGCATTTTCAGAAGTAACAATCAAATCACCTTTTGTGATTGGACCAATTACTTTACATGGTACACGACCAATAAGTGCTAGTTCTACCACATGCTCACCTTCGCCTGCTACGCATTCTGCGTTGTAGACTTGAGCAGGATTAGTTGTAATAATACCTGCAACAGTATGTGATGCATGTTGACCTGTTACTGAGAGTTCTGCTTCTCCACCGAATACTACTACTGTTCCAGGCTCATAGTCTGAGTCTGCTGTGTATTTCTCCGCCAAGTCAGCATATGTTGCGTTAAGTGTTGATCCACTTGTTAGAGTGTAGTCACCAGTGATCGTACCTGCTGTCGCACTAGACCCTGTAGTAATTGTAGTAGATTGCAATGTTCCAGTATTAGTAGTTCCTGATACTGTTACTGCTGACAATGTACCGACACTTGTAATATTAGGCTGAGCCGCTGTTGTTACAGTACCTGCTGTTGTTGCTGAGCCTGCACTTCCTGCTGAACCTGAAACATTAATACCCCAAGTACCTGATGCTCCTGAACCAGTTGTACTAGGTGCACCGACTGTGTTATAAGAGATAGTTCTTGCAGTGCCACCATTATAAGTTGTTCCTGAGGCTGCTCCTGAACCACCATTATTAAATGTAACAGAGTTATCTACACTTCCTGCTGTAGTTGCAGAAGTTGCTGATGTTGCAGAAGTTGCTGTTGTAGCACTTGATACAGTACCTGATACATTAGCACCTGCTACTGCATTTGCTGTTGTTGCGAATGCGACTGCTCCACTGACGTTAGCACCTGCTACTGCGTTAGCACTTGTAGCATTTGTGGCTAATGTTGCTAGTGCTACAGTACCTGAGACATTTGCACCAGCAACTGAGTTTGCTACTTGAGCAAAGTCAACTTCGCCAGATACATTCTGTCCTGCTACTGAACCTGCTGATCCACTTACTGAACCAGAGATTGTACCTGATACAGTTAATCCTGATAGTGTACCAACAGAAGTAATGTTAGGTTGTGCGGCACTTGAAACAGTTGCGGCATAACCTGTTGTGTTCTGATTCAAAGTTGCAATGTATGATGCTCCGATTACGGAACCATTCCATACACCTGTATCAATTGTACCAACTGATGTTAATGATGAATCTACAACACTTGAGTTAAGAACTGTACCAGTCAATGCTCCAGCTGGTGCAGTGATTGAAACGTTAGCACCTGCTGTCAATTGACCTCTGCTGTTAACTGTAAATGTTGCGTTATGAGTACCATTACCGTATGAACCCGCTGTTACTGCTGTATTTGTAACAGAGAACTCTGAGCCAGTTAATGTAAGACCTGCGCCTGCTGTAAATGTACCTGCTCCTGAGAACTGAACAAATGTGACTGGATCAGTACCAACTGTTGTTACTGCATCTGTCATTACAAAACCAGTGTCATTTAATGTAGTACCTTGTTGTATGAATACAAAGTCACCACCTGCCATTTCAGTTGGAGTGTTGAAATCATCTGCTCTTGTTAGAACAGTTGATGATGTCTTAACATAGATACCATTGTTTGCTGTGGTTGCTTCGTTTTTAACTAGAACTCTGTCATCAGTTGAAATACTAATGCCGTCTATTGTATCAAAGTTACCTGAAGATGTTGTTAATGTTGCGCCAACTCCGGATGCACCGTTATTATAAGTGATTGTTCCACCGGTGATAGATGTAAGTGTACCAGGTGTTCCTGCTACGCAAGATTCATGTACATGTAAACCTTCTGCAACACTGTCAACATATGCTTTTGTTGCGGCATCTGTTGCGGCTGTTGGTGTTGCTAGTTCTGTAATTCTTGCTGAGTTTACGTCAACTGAACCTGTTCCTGTTGTTACTAATGAGATAGGCTGATTTGTACCGATTGCTGTAATTGTAACTCCACCTGATTTACCAACAATGTCATCAGTTACAACGTTTGCTGTTGTATCAACATTACCAGAAGTTATTACAGAACTTAAAGTTCCTACAGAAGTAATGTTCGGTTGTGCCGCAGTTGTTACAGTACCTGCTGTTGTTGCAGTTGCTACTGTACCAGTAATGTTGCCAGCAATAATATTATTTAAACCACCTGCATCGCCTGTAAACACTCCTGTGTTTGCTGTAATTGCTGAAGCAGTAATTGTGCCGTTAACACCTAAACCAGTTAATGTACCTAATGATGTAATGTTTGCTTGTGCGGCTCCTGATACTGTTCCTGCTACTGAAGCAAGAGCAACTGTACCAGAAACGTTTGCGCCTGCTACAGCATTTGCTGTTGCCGCAAAGTCTACTTCGCCACTGACGTTAGCACCTGCTACTGCGTTAGCACTTGTAGCATTTGTGGCTAATGTTGCTAGTGCTACAGTACCTGAGACATTTGCACCAGCAACTGCGTTTGCAGTTGCGGCGAATGATACTTCACCACTGACGTTAGCACCTGCTACTGCGTTAGCACTTGTAGCATCTGTGGCTAATGTTGCTAGTGCTACTGCACCTGAGACATTTGCACCTGCTACAGCATTTGCTGTTGCCGCAAAGTCAACTTCACCTGTTACATTAGCACCTGCTACTGCATTTGCTGATGTTGCACTTGTTGCTAGTGCTACTGCACCTGATACATTTCCACCTGCTACTGCGTTAGCAGTTGCGGCGAATGATACTTCACCTGTTACATTAGCACCAGCAGTTGACGTTAAGTTGGCGCCATCTCCTGATACGTATGTGAATACACCACCTGTACCTGCAACATTACCTGATGTAATGTTTCCAGTAACTGCTAATGCACCTAATGTTCCTACAGAAGTAATTGCTGTCTGTGAAGCAGTACCTAATGCACCGTTTAAAGTTGTTGCTGTTACTGTTGTTGCTGACAAGACATTAGTGTCTTTGTCAAATGTAAATGTTGAATCTGCTCCGAAGTCTCCGTCATCATTAAAGATAACTTCTGTGTTTGAACCTGCTGGCTGTTGAAAGTCAACTGGTGCTCCGTTTGCATAATAATAGTTGTCTGTTTTAATACCTGCTGTTGCAGTAATATTACCTGTTACGTTTAAGTAACCTGTTGTTGAAATACCTTCAGCATTATCAGTAGATTCGATCATAAAGATGTTTGCTTTACCTGCTGAACTCCATCTTAATGCGCCGGCTTCGTTATCTGCAACTTCCCATGTAATTGGGTTTTCTATAGTTCCGATACTTCCTTGTACAAGATACAAAGAATAGTTAGAAACACTTGAACCAGAAGCAAGACCATATAAACCTACGTTCATACCACTAGCATGTACTCCGGCTGTTGTGCCTCGTACACCTACTGCCGCGCCAGTATCATTCGTGTCTCCGATGACACCTTGACCATAAACACCAGTACCTTTATCTGCTCCGTTTGTTGCACCGTATCCGTATACACCGATACCATTGATGCCTGCTGTTGAGTTTGCCGCGGCTTCACCAACAACACCGATGTTATCACCTAATGATGAACCTGTGTTGTCTTTGCCGAATATTGCTGTTGCGTTTCCGAAATCTGATGCAGAACCTTCTCCACCAACAAGACTTGTTAGTGTACCTACAGATGTGATATTTGCTTGAGCCGCATCAACTACTGTATTTGCTGTTGATGCATGTGTTGCATTTGCTACAGTGCCTGAGATATTTGCGGCAATCACATTAGATAAACCACCTGCATCACCTATGAATACGTTACCATGAACGTTACCATATGTGTTAACTGAGATTACTTCGTCTGTGTTACTAACATCAGCACCGAAAATAAACTCTGATCCTGAGTTGTCCCAACCCATAAATGCTGTGACTGCGGAGCCGTCATAGTATTGTAGTGCTGAACCTCGATCTTTACCATCGTCTGTTGTAGGGGCCGCTCCGTTAGGTCCGCCTCCCATTGAAATAATTGGATCTTCTACATCGAAAGAACTCACATTAACGTATGTTAAGTCACCATTAACTGTTAGGTTTCCACCGATTACACCGTTTCCAGAAATGGTTAAGTCTACACCGGTTACTGTAGAGGTTGCATTTAAGTTAGTAGCATCTGCATTACCATTTACTGTTAGTGCGGTTAGGGTTCCGACACTTGTAATATTAGTTTGAGCGGCAGTTTGTAATTCACCTGTTAATGAAGTTGCAGTGACATTAGTTGCTGATAGGGTATCAGTGACTTTATCAAATGTAAACGTTGAGTCTGCACCGAAATCACCTTCATCGTTAAAAATAACTTGAGTGTTTGAGCCGGCTGGTTGTTGTAAGTCCCATGCAACACCATTAGCATATAACAGATTGTCTGTTAAGACTCTTGTGGCTGCAACATTACCGATAACTGTTAAAACATCGGTATCTTTATTAAATGTAAAGTTTGCA